ACCCCGCAAGCTGGGCAGGAGCTGGTGGCTGCGTACACCGGCCAAGTGGTTGGCGGCAATGGCGGATTGACTAGCCTGACCATACAACTCGGCTCGGCATTGTCTCCCGTTGGAGCACAAGTGCCGCCGCGCCGGTTGACATTGGCGATCATGGGGCAGGGCATCAGGCAGTGAGCTTCCTTTCCTCCAGCGATCCACTGGCACTGCTGGCCATCCAGGCCGGGCAGATCAATGCACCAGCTGATGCAACCGCCGCGCAGGGCACCACAGAGCTGGATCGCCCGCAGCGGTTCGCGCAGATTGGCGAGCCGGTGCCGATCGTGTTCGCCCGGTTCCGCAACAGCAAAGGCGGCATCCTGATCAGCCCCGGCGCCACCGAAGCACGCTTCGAGAATGACGCCAGCAACAACGTCACCGCCTATTACATGCTGGTGCTGAGCGAGGGCCAGCTCGACAGCATCCCGGTCAAAGACGTGTTTCAGCGTGCCTGCCGCGTTGGCGCACACACGCAGACCTACAACCGCAGGGCTGGCACCTGGGCACCCGGCAACTTCCTGGTGCAGCGTGCCGGTAAGGATTTGCCCGAGGCGCCATTCTTCTGCGGCACCGTCGGCAGCTACCCGGGCATCAGCACGCTCAGCTTCAACGTCACCATCCCGGACGGTTTCGATCAGTACAACCGCCAGGTGCATCTGTTCATCCGTGGTGGCATGGCCGTCACCCGGATCTACGACAGCGTGACCGGACCCAGCGACAACTTCGCGGACCTGGTGAAGTGGCTGCTGGTCAACACCAGCAGGGTGCCAGCGGCGATGATCGACAACACCGCACTGCTGGCAGCGGCCACGTTCCTTGAGGTGAACGGCTTCACCTGCAACCTTGAGATCCGCGAAAGCACCAACTACTCAGACCTCGCCGCCAGGCTGGCGCCCTACTTCCTGCTGGCTGAGAGCAGCGCAGGTGGCAAGCGCGGACTGCGGCCATTGCTGCCGGTGACTGGCGCTGGCGCCATCAAGACCACGGCGATCACGGCGGAATACACCTTCACCGAAGACACCGTGCTGCCCGGCACGCTGGAGATCAACTATCTGTCACTGGCGGACCGGCAGCCGTTCGTGGCGCAGGTGATCTGGCGCCAGCAGCTAGAGAGCGACATCGGCATCATCCGCACCGCTGAGGTGCGTTACAGCGGGACTGCTGAGACCGGGCCGTATGAGTCGCATGATCTCTCGACGTTCTGCACCAGCGAGGATCACGCCGTTAAGGTTGGCGCTTACATCCTTGCCAAGCGGCTATACACCACGCACACCATCCGGTTTGCAGCACGGCCGCAGGAGCACAACACGCTCATCAGCGCTGGCGACATCATCCGCGTGCAGCTGGCGCGTGACAACACCACCTACGCCAACTCAGTGCATGACTACCTCTACCAGGTGGAGCGGATCACCAAGACACTGGCTGGTGATGTGAGTTATGAGGCCACGCACTTCCCGATCGACGACCAAGGGCGCAGCCTGATCGCGCTGGATGTGGCTGCTGCTGTCGGCACCGGCATCATCCTGCCAAGTGGCCGCACCGGCGTGAGCTGTGATGTGAACTCCAGCAGCGACAACACCATCCCTGCTGAGACGTTTACAGACGCCGATGGCGCTGATCCGCTGGAGCTATCACCAAGCGGCGGCGGACTGGGCTTCAACGATTCAGCACCGACCGGCGACACCGGCAACGCTGACGATGGCCTGGATGTAGCAAGTGCCGAGTATCTACCTCACTCAGTATTCCCGGCAGGGCAGCCCGTTGGCGTGGGCAGCGCACTGTACCCATTTACTGGCACCTACGGCCCGTGCGGCATAAATCAAACCGAGTCAATCACCTGGTATAAAGATGGCGTAAAGCTGGCCACCATTACCTTTGATACTTCGGGTAATCCCATCAGCTACGTGGCAGAGCCAGGGCAAAAAATGCCCACATGGCTGAACGAAACAAGCGCTGGAATACTGGTCATTGGCATTGAAGGGCAGGGCACATACACATCTGTAGTCAAGTGCTTTAACGGCTCCACTTACGGCAGCACAACTGTAGCCAACGCAGCACCTAAAAACTATAGGTACATAAGTGAGTATCTATCAGACGATCTAGCTTCATTCCCGGGCGACTACACATGGAGGCAGACTCCTTATTATTCCTATGAGTATCCCCATTGGGATAACAGTGCTTTTGGCGTAGGGTGCATTGGGCTTAATGATCCTGATGTTGGAGGTATCATCCAGTGCTCTATGAGCACTAATGGCCTTACACAACCTGGCGTGCTGCTTCGCGTAAAACAAATCGCAGAATACGACGGCTACAACTGGGTGCAGATTTACCCTTAAATCATGGCCACTTTCCCTTCCCTGACACCTGCCACCCGTTCCTTCACGCCAGGTGAGTATCCGCACACGCCGTTCACGACTTACAACGGGCTGCAGAATCGCGTGCGCCATAGCAATGTGATGCTGAGTAGCTCAGTCCGGCTGAGCTTCATCGCCTTGGCTGAGGCTGACATGCTCAGCATCCTCAGCCACTATCAAGGCCAGTTCGGCAGCTTCGAGAGCTTCACGCTGCCGTCCAGCATCTGGAGCGGCGTCACCACCATCAGCGACTACCAGCTGACGGATTACCGCTGGCGGTACACGGACCCACCATCCGTAGATGACGTTTACTGCGGACGTTACAACGTCGAGCTGGCACTTGAAACCGTGCCGCCTGAAGGCAAGTTTGTCAGCGGCACTGAGCTGGCTGTGATTATCGGCCTCGCATCAGGATCTGTCACAACAACCAACGGCCTGCAGCAGAGTGTCACACTATCCATTGCTGGCGGCTCGGCTTCTGTGGTTGCCGGCGGTGACTACGACTTCTCTTCATTCCTATACTGGGATGAAGACCCCTACACCGTCTGGGACTGATTCATGGCAGCCCCCAACATCAAGAGCGGCAGCTCGGTCACAACGGTCACCGGTAAAACCGTCGGCTACGCAGTGACAACCTCGATGGCCGCAGCGCTGACCAACAGCTCCAGCAGCGGCAAGGTGCTGAAAATCAACTCGGTGTACTGCGCCAACGTGGATGGCAGCGCAGCAGCTGACATCAGCTTGGAGCACTACAACGGCACCACGGGCTTCGCCATTGGCAAGACCATCGCCGTGCCAGCTGATGCCACTCAGGTGCTGGTAACCCGCGAGGCTTACATCTACCTGGAGGAAGGCCACAGCCTCCGCGCACAGGCCAGCGCTGCCAGCGACCTGGAACTGGTCATCAGCTACGAGGACATCAGCTGATGCTCGGCTTCAATGGCGGATTGATGGGCGTCAGGCGCACGCCGACAGGCAGCGCAGCTTCGGGACTGTGGTTTCAGAATGAGCAGAGCGTGGCCAAGAGGGCGGCGATTTGGCCAAGCAGCAGCGCAATCGCCGGTTTGTCACCAGTGCTTTGGTATGACTTCAACGACCAATCGACTGCCACAGTAAGCAGTGGCACGATTACAGCAATTACTGACAAAGGAAGTGCGGGCCGCAATCTTACTGCCTCTTCAACTGCGCCTGCATACGGCACTGGCATAAACGGCTTGCACTGCGTTGATTTTGGCAGTGCAACCCATAGCAATTACTTACGCAATACTTCAGCAACATCTTTCACACTTGCCGAGGTTTACATTATCCAAGAAACCACGCTGACATCAGGCGCAGTTAACTACAACGGATTAGTTGGAGCCGCAAACAGCGAGACTTATAGAGCTTACATGGAATCAACTAATTTACAAATCGACGGATTCAACAGTCGCTACTTAAATGGATCAAACACAAGCAGCGGCATTACTTTGACGCAGCTACAGGATCCATGCTTAGTGCGTCTTGCCTATACCACCGCAGCCAGTATCACCAGCGGATTTCAAGTAGGCAACGAAACGACCAATACAACAGGCCGCGGGTGGTGGGGCTTTGTTGGCGAAGTTATTGCTTTCTCTGCCGCGCTTGGGAGCACTGATCGAAACACGCTGCAAACGGAACTAGCCGCTAAATGGGGCATCACGCTGGTCTAACCATGCTCTACTCCCACAACGCCACCACCCCAGCACCCCTGCCGCACCGTATCCGCTTTGCGGACGGCAGCACTCGGACTGACGCCAGCACCTTCACGCCTGACGAGCTGGAGCGTGCCGGTTACAGCGGCCCTTACGAGCGCCCCGAGTGCAACCCGAAGCTGGAGACAATCGACTGGGATGGCACGCAGTTCCTGGTACGTCCCTACAGCTTCGATGAGCTGCAAAGGCAGCACGCCAAGGTCCGCCAACAGCGCATCGAGCTGCTCAAGGCCAGCGACTGGACGCAAATTGCCGACTACGACCTCGGCGCTAATCGTGAAGCCTGGGCCACCTACCGCCAGGCCCTGCGCGACCTGGCAGATGCTGCCAACCCGTTTGACATCACCTGGCCGCAGCCGCCTGCCATCTCGGCAGAATGAATCCATCTGAGCATCAACTATGGCCAGCCTGATCTACAACTCATTCGTTGATGACATGGCCCGTGGTGCCATCGACCTCGACACCGATACCTTTAAGGTGATGCTGGTCTCATCGGCCTACAGTCCGAACAAAGACACTGATCTCAAGCGCTCTGCCGTCACGAATGAAGTGAGTGGCACCGGCTACACCGCTGGCGGCGTCACCAGCGCCTGCACCGTCACCAAGGACACCGCTAACGATCGCGTCACGCTCAGCTTTGCCGCTGTGAACTGGGCCAGCAGCACCATCACCGCCAGGGCTGCTGTGATCTACAAATCACGCGGTGGACTAGCAAGTGCTGATGAACTGGTCTGCTACGTGGACTTTGGCGCCGATGTTTCGAGCAGCTCTGCAACTTTCAGCCTGGGCAGCAGCACCATCACGCTGGCGAACTGATGGCCACCTTCCCGGCACTGGAGCCGGCCACGCGCCGCTACAGCATGGGCACCTTCCCTGTCACCGAGGAACGCGGCTTCGGTGGTGGCAGCATCCGCTTCCGGCATGGCACCACCGCCTACAGCCACATCCTTGAACTGAGCTTCGCTGCACTGACGCAAGCACAGGCCAAGCTGCTGCGCGATCACTACCGCGAGCAACAGGGCGGCTACATCGCATTCCCGCTCAGCACTGAAGCGTGGGCCGGCCACACCAGCTTTACCGATCTAGTGCCAACCTCTACGCACTGGCGCTACGCCGCACAGCCGCAGGAAGATCACCTATCCGCTGGCTACGTGAACGTCTCGATCAGCCTAATCAGCGTGCCAGCTGTGGTTGCTGCAGCATCCGCCGGCCTGGCCTCCACAGTCACCTGCACTCTGGCTGGTGGCGCAGCATCGGGTAGCTAACCTGAGATAGCGATTCACGCCAGCTATGGCACCCACACCAGAAGACATCACGAGCATTGCCGTAGCGCTGCTGGCTGGCTCTGAACTGCTGGCAATCGTGCCTGGCGTTCGCGCTAACAGCTGGACCCAGCTGATCCTCGGCGCATTGCGTGGCATCGCATCCCGCAAGCGGTGACTGAGCCAACGCACGGCGAGATCCTCCGCGCCATCGGCGTGCTGGAAGGCCAGCTCAAGCAGCTGCTGGATGCTGCCATCTCCGACAAGACTGAGCGAAGCGGATTAGGCGTCCGCGTTGGCCGGTTGGAGACGCGCATGGCGCAGGTGGTGATCCTTGCCGTGGTTGCCGCCATGCTCAGTCCTGTCATCTGGTCCGAAATCAAGAGCGCATTCAGCTACCGGCAGTCAGTACCGCAACACCTGCAACGGCCATGACGCAGCTCAGGCTGGTTGATCTGTTTCGGTACTTCAAGGGCCTGCCGCACCAGCTGGCATCGATCAGCGAACTGGAAGCTGCAATCGGTCCGCGCCTTTTGAGCCGCGATCAGCCGTGGTTCAAGACATGGAGTACAGCCGGTGTGCAGACCGACCTTGCTGATGCGATCCAGATCATCAAGGAGTTCGAGGGCTGCCACCTGAGCGCCTACCCAGACCCGCTGAGCGGCGGCGATCCGTGGACGATCGGATACGGCACCACGCGCTATGGCGCTG